ATTTGGTGGCAGTGATGGCATGATGAATGATATGATAGAGTTACAATGGCAGAAGTAGAATTTGCGGGTTTGAAGTTTAAAGGCGGGAAGATCTTTGTTATCATCACAGCTTTAACTACATTAGGTGGTGGACTATGGGGTGGCTTTGAATTTTACAAAGATTACCTAACAATGAAAGAACAGATACAAGAATATGTTGCACCAGATCTATCTGGCTTTGACAAAGAGATTGCTCTTACAAAAGAAGAGATGAAAAGCAAAACAGATCTTATACAAACAGAAGTAGAGATGATTATGCAAGAAATGGAAATGATTATGTCTGAAATAAGACTAGTATCCGATGTTGCAAACGAACTTAAAAATGACTTACGACAAGATGTTAGACGTGTAGAAAAAATAGTAAATGATGTAGAACAATTGGTTAAAGAAGATTCGAGAGAAACCAACCAGGAGTTAAGGCAAACCACGAAGGACATTCAGGATGACATGGTACGATTAACGGATAAGTTGGAATCAGCCATGATTGAGCTAGAAGAAAAGGTAGAGAAAAGGATAAAACTCGCATTAGAGAATCCTTTATCACAAATGTAGTATGGCTAAAACACCTAGCAACGAATACTTTACACCAGTTAAAAAAAGAACTAGTATAGGGCGTTCTCCACGCAGCAGGCCAAAGAACAAAAACAAACGACGTCAATATGTCAAATACAGGGGGCAGGGATGACCAAATTATGTCCAAGAGGTAAAGCCGCAGCAAAGCGTAAATTTAAGGTTTATCCTAGTGCTTATGCTAATGCATACGCATCAAAAATTTGTGCAGGAAAAATTAAAGATCCAAGTGGCACAAAAAGAAAAGATTTCAAAGGACCAAAACCAAAAGCTATGGGCGGTGTAATTGATTTTAATAAAATCTCACAACAACGAAAAAAAGTGTCGGCTATGAATAAAGGCGGTATAGCAAGAGCTTGTGGTGCTGTCATGCAGGGTAAAAGAAAAACAACTCAATATAGCTAATGGCTAGTGGTTTAAAAAAATGGTTTGCTCAGAAATGGGTAGACATCGGTAGTAAAAAGAAAGACGGGTCTTTTGCTAAATGCGGAAGATCAAAACAAAAAAAGGACGCTAAAAGAAAGTATCCAAAATGTGTGCCACTTGCTAAAGCAAACAGAATGACCGAGGGGCAAAGAAGATCTGCAGTCAAAAGAAAAAGAAGTAAAGCACAAGGGGTGGGTGGTAAACCCACTAACGTAAAAACTTTTGCTGCTAGTGGTGGTCTGATATCTAATCAAAGACGAGCTGGTGTAGCACAGAGAGGTTTTAATTTTAAAGGTGTCTTCTAAAAAAGATCCAAAAGTTGGTACAGGAAAAAAACCAAAAGGGAGTGGACGAAGGCTCTATACTGATGAAAATCCACGTGATACTGTTTCTATCAAGTTTGCTACTCCTACTGACGCTAGGAATACAGTGGCAAAAGTTAAAAAAGTTAATAAACCTTTTGCTAGAAAAATTCAAATACTAACAGTTGGTGAGCAAAGAGCTAAAGTAATGGGTAAGTCTCAAGTTGCAAACATATTTAAAAGGGGGAAAGATGCCATTAGAAGAGGACGTAAAACAAGACGTACGTAAATGGTCTGAACTTTTTTTAGAAGTTCCAAATCAACATTTAGGAGGATATCCAGCATGTCCTTTTGCAAAGAAAACATGGGCTGATAATAAGGTAGTTGTTGAAGTCAAAAGAAAGCACAAATGGTACAAGTCAGAACTTAATGCTCACATTAGACAATTAGATTTTTCTGTGCATGAGCTATTGATATTTTGTGATCCATATTTTAATTATTCATTAGAACAGTTTCAGGATATTATTGATGCGTACAATGATTGGTATAATAAAAAGGATATATTTTTTATGGGTTTTCATCCCCACAACCCAGCCAACGAGGAGGAACAAGAGTTTCTCGTCACTCCAAATGGGGACACCCCTATTATAGAGGATGGCATAGACTACTCTATGATGTTAGCACAAAAGTTCTCGCAATTACAGGAAGCTTCTGATAAACTACACAAGGCTGGTTATTACGATAAATGGCCAAAAGGATACTATCAAGACGTTGTGGTATCTAGAGCAAAAACCTATAAACGAATATTCGGAGGTCAATATGATGGGTAAAAAGAAAATGGCCATGAAACGTGGTGGCAAAGTTAAAGGTAAGAAGAAAGCAGTAAAAAAACGAGGCGGCGGCATGATGGAACTAGCAGGAGGCGGAGCTATCAAACCAAAGAAAAAAATGGCTATGGGCATGATGGGCGGCGGAATGGCTGGTAAGAAAAAACAAGCTATGAAAAAAGGCGGTGTTCCAACTAAAACATCTATCAAAGGAAGTGGTAAAGGTTTAAAACCTGAGACAAGAGCAATGAAAGCTAAAATTAAAATGGCTAGAACTATGAAGCCTACTGGTAGATTAAACATGGATGACATTAAAAGAGCTGGCAAGCTTATTAATAAAAGAGCAAAAGGTAGATAATGCCAACTTATGCGTCTACTGCTAACTTTGATCTGACAATAGATCAAATATGTCAAGAAGCATTTGAACGTTGTGGTTTGCAAATTCGTTCTGGTAATGATTTGCAGACTGCAAAACGTTCTCTTAACCTTATGCTTGCCGAGTGGGCAAACAGAGGTTTAAATCTTTGGACAATACAGCTACAGGAAAAATCTATTGCTGCAGATACAACTAGTTTAACTGGTACAAATTTATTTGGTTCTGGAGCCGACGCTGCACAACAAATAATTGATATTACTGATGTCGTAATTAGAGACAGTAGTAATAATGATTATTCTGCTACACCAATTAGCAGATCTACGTATTTAAACTACACTGTTAAAACAACCAGCGGAAGACCAACTCAATACTATTTTGAGCGTACGATAAACCCAAGATTATATCTATATCCTGCAGCTGATACAACTTACACTCTAAAGTATTATGCTCTTCTTCGTATGAAGGATGCGGGCGATTACACAAATAATGCTGAGATTCCTTTTCGTTTTCTTCCATGTATGACTGCTGGATTAGCTTATTACATATCAATGAAAAAAGCGCCAGAAAGAATGCAAGCATTAAAACTTTTATACGAAGATGAATTTAAAAGAGCAGCAGATGAAGACGGAGAAAGAACAAGTGTATTTCTTACACCTCAGAGTTATTTCCCTACTGGTGGTGGATACTAATGGCTAGATACGCCACTGGCAAATTTGCAAAAAGAATATCGGATAGATCTGGTATGGCTTTTCCATACAATGAAATGGTTAAAGAATGGAATGGATCTACAGTTCACACAAGTGAATTTGAAGC